CGCCGTCGTCGCCACACCGCCGAGGGAAAGGCCCACCTTGCCGAGGGCCCCGTCCACCTGGGTGAGCGCGCTTCCGAGCCGAAGCACTCCGCCAGCCGCCTCGTTGCCACCCAGCCGGCCCGCGAGCTGCACCAGGCGAGAGAACCCACTGAGTTGCTTCGGGGTCGACTGCAGGGCCAGGGGGGTCTTCTGGGCGCCCATGGACTTCATGGTGGCGTTCATCGACGCCTCGTACTGGCGAGCCGCCTTGTCGGCCTTCGTGAGCGCCGTCGTCGTCTTGTCCACCGCGGACGCGGCACGAGACGCAGGCCCGCTCATCATGTCGCTGACCTTGAATGCCCAGGAAAGAGAGCTCATTGAGTAAGGAACCTTCTCACGATGTGCATGAAGTCAGCCGCAAGCCACCACCCGATCCTTGCGTCGTCGCCGTCTTCGTCGCGGTATGCCGATCTGAGACACTCCGCTGCCACTTGCGGGTTCGCCACCGCCTCGCGGTAGCGGTCTAGAGTTTTTTTACGCGGACCTTCTCGTGGAGCTTGGCAAGCTCAGAGAGCTTGTTGCCGAGGGTCACGACGATGAACGGGTACTCATCGGCAATGGCGGCCAGCTTCTCGCCGTCGGGGTACACGACGCAGGACATCGCGAGGCCTCGGAAGGCCTCGAGCTTCTCGCCCTTCTTGTCCCCCCCGTCCTGCAGGAAGCGCTCGACCTCCGGGACCGTCGGGCCCTTGCACACGTACTCGTCGCCGTCCTCGTCGGTGATCAGGTACAGGTTCTTGTGCTTCGCCTTCAGCTCCTGAATCGTCGCGTCGTCAATCTTCGCCATGCTTCACCTCAGTCCTGTCGCTGGCTCACGCCAGGTTTACCGTTCCAGAGGATGACCCCGCCCACGATCAACTCGACCTTGACGGGAATCGCCTCGTTGTTGCCCTTGCTCGCGTCCACGCTCGACTTCTTGATCCGAACGAGCGGGATCGTGTCCGTGATGACGGGCGCGACGTTCGTCTCGGAGTAGGAGACGACGAGGGGGAAGAACACCTCGTACGGGTACGGCCCCAGGCTGTCGAAGAACTCCTGGAAGTGCCGGCGGGTGTGAAACTCGAGGCTCGCGTCGGCCTCGTAGCCTCCCTTGGTCATCCCGATCGGCGTGCCGTCGCCTCCCATGACCTTTCCACCGTCGAGCCCGTCGGAGTAGTTCACCGACGAGAGCAAGTCCCCCTTGAGCTTGCCCATGCCTGCGCGGATGGACGTGAAGCTGTACTCGTGTCCGTTGACGAGAAATCCCATGGCCTGCTCCTTACTCGCTCACGGTGCGAGTCAATGCGATGTCGTGCTCGATCCACTTGGCGTCGGGCCGGACCTGGATGCGGGTCTTGCACCGGATCGTGCGGGTGGCGCCCATGTCCACGGTGCGGTTGACCACGAACTGCGAAGCGCTCGCGTTGCCCGCGTCGACCACGCCGTTCTTGATGCCCTGACCCACGTACTCTTCGATCCTGCGCGCCTCGTGCTCGGCCAGCGTCCCGTTCGCCTGGAGCTCGAAGTCGTCGTGCATGAGATCGATGAGGAAGCTGTCGGCGATCCGCAGCGCCTTGTCCATGACGCGGCCGTTGCGGAGCTGGGCGAAGTCCGAGCCCTGCGGAGCCATGGTGTAGTCGTCTTCCGCGTAGAAGCCCGCCTTCTCCACGTAGGTCCGCAGCACGCAGAACCGCGCCTGGTCGTTGCCGAGGGCCGGGGTTGCGCGTTCGTCTCGGAGCAGCGCCCGCACGCCTGGCAACGTGCCGTCCTTCACGCGACCGATGTGCGTGTGTGCCTTGGTGCCAAGGGCCCGCCGAGCCATCGTCCAGGCCGCCGAGCGCTTGTAGAACGCCCCGTCCACGTCGCTGTACAGCTCCACGAACCCGGCGCAGCACACGACGCGCTTGGCGACCGTGTTGATCGTCTCGGTGAGCAGGTCCGCGTCGCTGTCGTCCGCCCCCTCGACGATGCCGCGGATGTAACGCTTCGCCGTCTCGGCCGCGGTAAGCCTGGCCTGAAGAGCGGTCACCAGGTCAGCCGTGTCCGATGCATCGGCCGGAGTACCCACGACGAAGAGCAGCGATGCCTGGTATGGCGTCGTCAGGAAGGCGTTGACCGCGGTGTTCAGCTCGGTCGTCGTGAACCCAGGCGCGGTGCAGCTGATCGAGTAGGTCGTCGCCAGCACGTAGGTGCCGACTCCGAAGGTGAGCGTGAGCCCCGTGCCCGGGATCTCGTAGTCGCCGCCCGCCGGGATCTGGAACGTCCCAGAGTACTTCGGGTTGGCGACGTTGCCGTTGAGACTGTACTTGAACTCCCCGGCCCCGAGAGCGCCGGCCTTGGTGATGACTGCCACGACCGAGTAGGCGTCGCTCGGTTCTCCAGCGACGGTCACGTCCGGTCCGGAGCCGACCTTCGTCACCGCGCTGGCGACGCCTGCGACATCCGAGGTGACCGGCACGACCTTGACCGGGCCTTCGCCGAGCAGATGCGCGACGGCTTGAGCGAGGGGGCCTCTTCCGTGGACCTCGATCGCGTCGTCCTTGTCCGAGTAGCTGTAGACGGTGCCAGGTGTGCCGCCTGTCGCCACACCGAACACGACCATGTCGTTCTCGACGCTGGCAGGGACCGTTCCCAGCGCGCCGTCGCCCACCGTGTTGTTCACGCCGCCGAGGTTGCTCATCGTTCACTCCTGTTGGAGGGGGTTGTCATTCGCCAGCTTCGATCCACCCGTCTCCCGGCGTGGATTCGGTCTCGTATGTCCACCCCGTTGCCGAGGTCGTAGGGACGAGTTCGTCCAGCACCGGCACGTCGATCGTGACGGTCAGGACCACTGCGTCCCCGTTCGTCAGCCAGTGGTCGGATTCGGCCCCAGGCGTGATGCGCCTGGGGCGCATCGACGTGGACGCCAGGCGTTGCAGCACCACCAGTTCGTTCTTCCAGAGGTCGCGCACCTGGGCCGCGTCACGACCCCAGACATGGATCTCAACGAGTTGCTGCTCGATCCACAGCTTCCGCGGGTTGCCACCAGGTAGCCCACCTCCGAACTCCGACTCGGCCGCAATCCAGACGATTCTCGGTGGAGCGCCGCGTTCGTTGAGGTTCTTGCGTCCGAACAGGTGGGTCACGGAGGACGCGCCGAGCTCCACGACGACGGCGTCCATGAGCTGTTCTAGGTTGCTCTTCGCCATCGTCATCCACCGAAGTGCGCGTGCATGAAGTCGTCAGCCGCCGCCTTGGCCCGCAGGTCCAGCTCGGGGGGCATGCCATTGAGAGGCGCGAAGGGACGCGCTGGGATGACGACGCGCCGGGCAAACACGAACCCGGACGCGCTGCGCTTCGCGTGCTGCCCTCGCTTACCCTTGCTGACCTGGGTGAAGCTCGCGCCAGCCCACCGCAAGGCCTTCTTTCGCTTCGGCACGATGGTGGCGCCGTACTGGTGGGTGGTGGCGTAGACCCTACCGACGCTCACCTTCCAGCCCGTGGCAGTGACCGCGATAGGCGTTGCGGCGGCGCGCATCAGACCGGAGTTCATGAGGGGCTTCTGCCCGCGCCCGTTCGCTGACGACCGGAACTTGAGCGGAGCCCACTTGTCCCCGTACGGGCTTCGAGACTGCTGAAAACAGTCCATCATGAAGTCGCGGTACTCTTCGGCGAGGTTCGCGACGAAGGCCTGCTTCATCGATGGAGTCGAGAGTCGCCGAAGCTGCGCGGAGAGCCGCCTGGCATACGCGAAGTCGCCAACAACGCCGCCCATCACCAACCCCGCAGCGACTTGGTGTAGACGAACGCGCCGCCGGCGTTCTCTTCTGGCGTGCTGTCCACGATGCCGTCCGGGGCGATCTTTCCCTCCGAGACGCGCTCGAACCATCGGATGGCGTCCTCGTACATCGTTCGGATGTGCTCGTCGCTGCCCTCTGGCGCGTAGCCGGTCGACGCCATTAACCGGTACGCGGCGACCGCCGCGGTGTGCCCGCTCAGGTCGTCGCTCCAACTCACGAGCGGAAGGTCGTACTGGGCCCCGAGGTAGCCAGCGGCCAGGTCGCTACCGTGCACGAGCGCCCGGTTCAACTTCTGAGCGTCCACGCCATCGAGAATCGAAGGCCCAAGGCTCAGAGCTTCCAGGTCCTTTGCCGTGGCGAAGAGTTGCCTTGCCGCCCCAGCCACCGCGATGGTGGCGTACGAGCCCGACAGCGTCCACGACGCTCGGACGTACCTGTCCAGTCCAACCACGACGAGTTCCGCCGACCCAGCAGCCTCCATCGTGACCGAGTCCACGGGGCGCCATGTCAGCTCGTCGGGGGACGTCTCCACGATCAGGGTGAGCGACGGGTCGGGCCCCTCGAGCGCCGCCACGACCACGCGCAGCTTCGCGGCAGATCGGGTCGCTGCAATGTCGACCGATGCACCGCTGCCCGCCGAGGACACCGTCGTGACCGGCTGGAGGGCGATGGACAGCTTGTTCATTGCCACAGGCCCTTGATCGCGCTCTCGTGCGCCTGGATGTTCTGCGTGGACGTCGCCAACACGGTCGCGAGGAAGTCGTCGCACTGCGCGGCGTACGCCTCGTGCTGTGAGTCATGCGCCTGCAGCACGGACGCGAGCAGACGGCCCCCGGCCTTCGCGTCGAAGCCGTCGTATCGGTAGCCGACGCCTTCGGGCAGAAGCTCCGAGTTGTGCACGAGCGGGTAGTGGCCGTACAGGGCGTCGTAGTACGCGTAATTCAGCCCGCATTCCCACTGGTGGCTGACCACGACATCCGTGTGCGTGCTCAGGAAGTACGGCGTGTTGAAGCGCCCCTCGAAGGAGACCTTGCGGTGCTTCCACAAGTCGAGGGAGCTTGCGAAGCTGTTGAAGGTTAGGTGCTCCTTGAGGTGGAAGGTGTTCGTGAGGTAGACGTGTTCTACCAGGTCCGGTCGGAGCCGGTACGCCTGCTCGATCACGCACGCCGGGATGAACGAGGCCTTCACGACGTTGATGTTCGGCTCGAACACGGAGATGCGTTTGGCCTTCGCCCCGGGCTTGTAGCCCCACGACCCCTCGGGCAGTTCGCCAATGGCCTTGTCGATGAAGAGGGGCTCCCAGATGTGCGGGAGGCATCTGACCGGAGCGCGATACATCGTCTCCCAGTAGGCCGCGTTCGTGCGCATGTGCTGCGCGGTCGTCCACACCTCATCGAAGACGGCCCCGTTGAAGATCGCTCCAGGCGGCCGCGAGAAGAGGGAACGCTCCATGTCGATGACGTATGCGTTGCCGAACTTGTAGGCGACCACGCGGCCGCCGCGCGACCGGACCGATGCGATGCTCTCCGCCGAGACCTGGGCCCCGGCTTCGATGAGCACGTCCACCTGATCGATGACGTCTCCCATGCGCACAAACTCGAGCTCGAGCCCACCCAGCATGAGCGCTGGATGAGGCTCGGCATCGTGCCCTCCGTTGACGGCGAAGACCTTCCCCACGAGGCCAGAGGCTCGCAGCAACCGGACCAGGAAGACGCAGTTCTGCGCCGCTCCGTTGTCCCAGATGCTGTGACGCTTGTCCCCGTGGAGGAAGAAGGTCACCGCTACGTTTGGGCGATCTCTCATCAGGCGTCGATGGATGCAACGATGGAAGAGATGCGAGCGTTGATGGAGGTGTCCGCGCTCGTGCGGGTGCTCTCCTCCGTGCTCAGGCGCGTGGTCAGCGACTCGTAGGAGGACGCGGAGCTGAGTTCGCCGACGATCTCGTCCGCGCTCAGGCGGGTCTCGAGAGAGGCGACCGCGGACTGGGTCGGGCGCTGGGTGAAGGTCAGCGAGGTCGTGCCGATGGTGATGCTTCCGGACGTGGTCATCGCGTACTCGAGCCCGGCGTTGGCGGTGCCGGACGCCACGAACAGGTGCACGCCCCCGCCGTTGGCGATGGCGAGGTCACTCAGGTCGTGCCGAGTGAGCGGAGCGTAAGCGCCTTCGACCTTGCCGACCCGGTACACGCCGTTGTCCTCGGTCGCGGTCTGGTTCTTGAGCAGGACGAGGTTGCCCTCGACGAGGGTGACACCGTCCATCGTGGTGGAGCAGGAGGTGAGGTCGGCGACGTTCCCGGTGCTGGCCGCGATGACGGTGAGCAGCAACCGGGCGCCGTTCTGCGGAAACCCGTAGGGAGAGAACATGGATGGTTCTGCCTTTCAGCCGCTAGCGAGCGGCGGATGTGGTGATCAGACGGCTTCCCCGCTCACGGAGTACGTGGCGGTGGTGGTGCCACCGGCGAGGGCCCAGTTGGCGCGCGCGTACCGGTCGCAGCCGGGGAAGGACTTGCGCTCGGCTCCGGTGGCGTTGGCGGCGGTGAACGCGCCGAGGCTGCGCCACGTGGTGGCGTCCTTCGACGTGTAGACCGTCACGGTGAGGGTGGTGCCTGCCCCGAGGGCAGACACGGTCAGGTCGAGCAGGAGCGTGCCCTTGGTACCCACCTCCACGGTGGTGCCGTCGCCGCTCGCTCCGTCGACTTCCTTGCCGCTGTCCAGCACGATCTCGTCGAAGTGCTCCAGGCGGCGGGTCCGTTCGTTCTTGTACGATCCCATGGTCAGGTCTCCATCGCCGCGAGGGCGGACAGGACGGACTTGGCTGCCCGCCGGGACATGCCCCTGCGGACGAGCTCGTCCTCGGTTGCGTCTTGAAGGTCCTCGACTGCCGCGTATCCGGCAGCCAGGACATCCTCCCGGCGGGGGAAGTCGGCGGGCAAGTCGGTGCCAGGCACCTCGGTGTCCCGGATCTTGCGGTACACGCCGCCCAGCTCCGACTTGCGCTCGTCGGCCCCGTGCGACTGCATGGTGAGCACCCGCCGGTGGTGCAGCAGCATCGACTCGTTCGCCATGCCGCGCCTCAGTTGTGGACGAGAAGAGCCACGCCGGGCTTCGTCTTGCCGGGCAGGCGCTTGTAACGGTGCACGACCGCGTAGGTCGAGACCACGACGACGTCGGCGCCGGCCAGGATGTCTCGGCCCGTCTCGACCATGGGCTTGCCGTTGTACCAGCACACCACAGCGCCCGGGTTCGCCAGGACCGTGGTGTACTTCGCGGGGGTGATGCCAGCGGCCGCAGCGAGACGGTCGCTCATGCCGACGGGGTAGCCGACGAACGTGCTCAAGCCGCCGGTCTGCGGGCTGACCAGCAGGTTGCGCCCCGTGGCGTCCTTGAGCTTCCACATGTCGTTCTCGACCTTGGAGTGGGCCATGAGCAGAGCACGGGCACCGGCCTCATCTCCCCACTTGGCCCGGCCGTCGATGATCAGGTCGCTGTCGATGGTCCGGGGCGTGGTGGCGCTGTAGACGTCCACCGTCATCGCGGGAAGGCTCGCCACGCAGGCGAGGATGAGCATGCGATCGACCGCGCCCTCGAAGCCTGCCATGCACTGATCGGCAGCTTCATCGTACGGATCCTTGTTGCCTTCGCCCTTGGCGCCGGCCATGCGGGCCCAGTCGGTAATGGAGAATGCCTTGCCGATCCTGTGGACCGTTGCCTCCTCCTCCGTCTGGGTGATCTTCGTCGGGGTGAACGCGGAGCCGTCGGAGAGCGACTCCCACTCGCCGACGCTGCCGAAGTATGGGACCTTGACCTTCGTGCCGACTGCGTCGGGCCCGCCAGGAAAGGAATCGTTGGCAACGGCGGCGCCGGTGCCCCACAGGGCGTTGACGCCAGCCGCGAAACGAGCGGAGACAGCTTCGGCGAGCTCCTCCACATCGACCAGATCCGTGATCTTCGTTGTCATGGTGTTTCAGCTCCTTCAGACCGAAGTCCGCGCCAGGTGCTCGGCCTTGAGGGCCTTCGCGAGTTCAGGGTTGGTGCGCTTGAGGGCGACGCGCTGCGTGTGAGACAGCTCTTCCCACTTCTTGCCGCTGGCCGTCGCCGCGGCAGCGCTCTCGTCGATGTTGCTGGGCTTGGAGGCCAACACGACGGGGAGAGTGTCGATCAGGCCCTTGAGCCGATCGGGGTCGTCGATGCCGATGGCGCGCAGGTTCGCCTCCATCGCCACGGTGACCTTCTTCTCGGAGATGCCCTTGGTGATGAGGTCGTTGACGCGAGCCTCGCGGGCGCCCTTCTCGAGCTCCACGATCTTGGCCTGGGACTCCTCGAGCTTCTTGGCCGCCTCCGACCACCCCTCGAGCTTGCCGATCGCTTCGCTCGGGGTCTCGGCCTTCGTGACGGCGAGGACGCGATGGGTGGTTTGCAGCGCGACGGACACGTCCGAAACGGCCCGATCCAGCGTCTGCGTGTTGGTGAGGGTCATGAGGGTCTGAATCACGCCCAACTTCGCGTTGAGCGCGGCAGTCACCTCGGCATCGGTGGCGTCGGACTTGAGGCCGAGCGCCAGAATGAGAGCTGTGCGTTCCATGAGGGAACTTCCTTTCTCCGCCTTGGCGGAATCCTCCGTGGCACTCGGCGCACGGAAACTTCTCTGATCGAGGGGACGCGCCGCGGCGAGGGGCTGAGTCAGGGGCGCGTATGTGCGGACCACCTCGTGCGCGTCATCCGCAAGCCGCGCTTCCTGCCCCTCGAGCACGTACCCGCGGCGGTACAGCTTGCCGGACACCTCGTAGACGACCGAGTCGTCGTAGACGGCCTCGACCCACGGGTATTCCTCCGGCATCCTGACCCGAAGCGCTCGGTCAATCGCTCGCACGATGACGTCGAAGGACAGGCCGGCCTCGAGACGCCGGTCCGCAATGGCTGCGACAGGCGCGATGCCCAGCATTGCCGGGTCGTTGGTCAGGGCGATGTTTCGGATCTCGACGACACGGCCCGTGGCCACCTCGACGTCGCACCAGGGCGAGAAGTACCCCCACTCGAGGTCTTCGATTGCCTTCTTCGCTGCAGGGGTCCACGTGATGCGGACAGCCCACAGCTCGGGCCCTGACTCGCTGTCTCGCACCTCGAGATCGAACCATCCGGCCGCCTTCTGATACTGGGGGTCGGGATTGGCCGACTCGAGCGCGTGCGGGCGGGCGTGGGCGTAGTCGAAGTGCAGGCGGATGCCACGCTCCTCGAACGCTGCCATGACCGCGGCCGCAGCTTCTGCGTCGAAGACGATGGGCCCGCTGTAGGACGGATTCGTGCCGGCCCGGAACACGAGGATCTCGGACGGAGCCGTCCCCGCCAGCTCCTTCGCCAGCAAGTAGCGTTTCTTCTTCATGGTGATTCCGTTGCGGTTGCGGCGTCAGCCGCACAAACGCGGACCGCCCAGCTTGCGGCCGGGCGGAGTCATCTCTTGCGGTTGGCCGTCAGTACACGGCGCCGGGGGAGTCTTCCCCGGAATCCCTCTGCAGGATCGAGGCTGCTTCCGACGGCATGTCCTGCTCGGCCGGCACGTAGCTTGTCTCCACGAGGTTCGCTCCGAGCCGACGGGCCTCCTGCTCCAGGAACTTGTGCAGGAGCCAGACGCTCAGCGGGTCAAGCCGGACGTCACCATCCGGAGCTGGTCCCACTCCCACCGGGGCGCGGAGGTCGATGCCTACCCGGACGCTCTCTGCCATCGGCCCGGCTCCGGAGACCAGCACGCTACCTCGGTCCGTCCACCGGACCGATGTGCCGTCCTCGAATTGCCACCGATGAATCACGCCGAGCCTCCCAGGCACCCGAGCACCCACCAGAAGTGCTCACGATCCAGATGGTAAGTCCAGAATGGGTCTCGCGCCAGGTACTCGATGCCCATCGAGAGCAATTCCGTGGCGTCGAAGCCGTACACCTTCCCACAGTACGGGTCGAACCACATGTCCCTCTTCGCCACCTCGCTGAGCTTGTACGACTTTCCCGTGAGGGATCGGAGACTCTTGAGCATCTCCCCCGCGGTCCTCGCCTCGAACAACGCCTTGGCCGACTTGAGGATCGCCGGGTTGCTCACCTCGATGGCGTGGCCCCACTCGTGCAGAATCGACCGGAGGCTGTAGGCCTTGACGATCGGTGTTGAAGCGAAGATGTCGCAGGAGGCGCGCTGCGTCGGCCTGAGCCATCGGAGCACGGCCTTCGTGGCGACGCCGCTGTCCAGGTGGGCATCCAGCCAGGCCTTCGCCGCCTCGAGTTCGTCCTTGGGACCCTTGCCGGTCACCTTCACCATCGCCGCGGTGCCCGGCTTCGCCTTGACGCCGTCCAGGTGCCCCAGGATGGCAGCCATCGGCTCGGAGTGCTTCACACCAAGGTCCCGCACCGGCTTGTTCGGGAAGGCCTTGGCGATGGCCTCGATCTCGGCGAACTTGTCACCCGCACCGGCGTGCTTGGCGAGCTTATGCGCCCGCACGAGCTCCGCAGCTCGCTCGGCCGTCATGTCGAGCCCGCGCTCTTGCGCCGCCCTTCCCCAGGCAGCCGCCTTCGCGGCGTCTCCGAGGTGGGCGAAGGTCTTCTCCCAGTGGGCCGCCGTGTGCTCGGGCTTCGGAGCCTTCGGCTTGGAGGTGGGCTTCGGCTTCTCCGCCTTCGGCTTGGGAGTCGAGCTGGGCTTGCCGGTCCTCTTCAGGCGCCCTTCGAGCTCCTTGCGGATGTCGGCCGGATACTTCTTCGTGTCGGGCTTCCACTCCGATGCGCCTGGCTCCATCCCGAACCCGTCTTGTGCCGGCTCGTCCGTAGGCTTCTTCGTGACGCCCTTGGCCTCGGCCTGTGACCGCCTGAGCGACCTGACGATCGAGCGACATCCGAAGTGCAGCGGAGGGTAGTGCTCTTTCCACCACGGATGGTCGTGCGGCAGCACCGTGCCGTCCGACTTCTCGCACATCGGCGACGTGCGGTTGTCGAGGATGGCGTCGAACTGCCAGAACGGCCGGACCTTCACGATGGCCGGGTCGGACTGCTGCTTGTGCCGTCCCGCGTTGTACGCGGCTTGCGCGTTGGTCCGGAAGATGGTCTCGAGCCGCCACGCAGGGTTCGGAACGCTCCCGGCCCATGCATCGATGAGCTGTTGTCCTACGTCGCGCTTGAAGTCCTCGAGCGTCGTGCCGTTCGCAACGGCACGGTCAAGAGCGAGAAGCACGTCACGCAAAAGGTCGGCTTGCGCCACGCCTGCGACAGTGAACGCCTTGCGCTGCGCTTGTTCGTCGAGGGTGTCCCACACCGACTTTGGCACAGGCACCCGCGCCAGGAGCCATGCTGCCGCGGCGGAGAACTCCTCCACGTCAGTCGATGCGGCCCACGGCGCGGTCATTCATCACACTCCGGTCGGGTCGCCGAAGGCCCAGTACTTCACGACGCCGTCCCCGGACT